CCTGCTATCATGCCATCAGGTAAACCCGTGTGGCCAGAGTATTGGGACATTGAACAACTTCTATCAGTTAAAGCTTCTGTTGCACTTCCTAAATGGAATGCTCAGTATATGCAGAATCCTACTTCTGAAGAAGGAGCGTTGATTAAACGAGAATGGTGGCGCAAGTGGCCAGAGACTAGAGGCATCCCACATTGTGACTATGTCATACAATCTTACGATACAGCTTATCTTAAAAAAGAAACTGCTGACTTTAGTGCTATAACCACCTGGGGTGTTTTCCGTGAAAACGAAGATTCCAAACCTAATTTAATTTTACTCGATGCAGTTAAAGAGAGATACGAGTTTCCTGATTTAAGAAGAGAGGCACTCAAACTCTATAAATATTGGGAGCCTGAGATAGTTTTAGTTGAAGCTAAAGCTGCTGGACTTCCTCTGATATACGAATTAAGAAATATGGGGATCCCTGTTATTTCGTTTACACCTAGCCGTGGAAATGATAAACATAGTAGAGTAAACGCAGTATCGCCTATGTTTGAGGCCGGACAAATCTGGGCTCCTACACATCTGCAATTTGCACAAGAAGTCATGGAGGAGTGCGCAGCATTTCCCTTTGGCGAACATGATGACCTTGTAGATAGTACGACACAGGCGGTAATGAGGTTTAGGCAAGGTGGATTGTTAGGTCACCCGGAAGACTACAAAGACACTCCTAAACCAATTGAACCAAAAGAGTATTATTAGGTAGCTATGTACGTAAAAGGATTATTTGAAGTTTTTAAAATACTAGGAAGATTAGGAATTAAGCCTAAAGACGTAATTGGTATGGGTGGTGATGTAGTAAAAATGGGAAAAAGTCTGTTTAATACACGTGTAAATCCAAAATTATTGCAATTTGTTGAAAAAAACGGAAAAATTCCGACAAAAATACTTGAACAAATTAAAATGCACGCAAGAACGCTAAAAAACGCGTCTGAAAGTCAAAAAAAACTGTTTGAAGTCAATATTAGAGACATTTTAAACGCAAAAACAGTAAAGCCGCCAGTCACTAGTGTCTTGAAACCGGTAACAAGCGTCAAGAAACAGGCGACAAGTGACAAGGGTCTAGAAATTATTAAAAAATTTGCAAGAAAACAAAAACTTAAAGAAAATCTTAAAAAGGGAGACAAAACTCTTCCTACTCATGAAGCAGCTGAAGGTAATGCAGGTTCGATCGCCGCTCAAATTCAAGATGTTACAGGAAAGACTGTAAGTGAAATGGGTAAATTTATTAAAAGTGAAAAACAGCTTGCAAAAATATTAAAGGATTGGGACATATGGAATGCAACTATTGGAAAAGCAGCCAGAATTGAAGCCTATTATCCTACAATAAAAAATACAGAAAAAGTTATAGACTTCAAAGGTTGGATACCTAAAGTCATCAAAGGTGGTAAAGATAAACTAGCAACAGGGGGCAGAGCAGGATTTGATTCCGGGGGAATTAAACTTTATCCAAGAGCTAATATCATTCAAGGCGGGGAGACAGTAGGTGAGAACGAAGATATTGATGTTAAGGTCAGAGACGTAGATTATGGCATCACGGGACTTTATGAAGGCAACAATTGGTTTGCTGGAGCTGAGATAGATAAGGGTAATGTTAAAGTCGATGTTACACAAGAAGGAGAAACTCTTTTTAAAGATAGCATGGGTAAGGACGAGGTGGTAAATTTTATCGCTGGGTTTGGAGACCCTAACGACGAAAAATTTCAAGTTAAAGTTGATGACGAGTTTGAAAACGTCTCAATCGTTTTAAAAAAGACTTTTGCAACCGGCGGAATCGCAAACCATTTTAGGAAAAGATAATGGCAAGTACAGATATAAAAGATTATTATAGAAGAGCCTGGGGACTTAAAGATAGACCCAAGTTTAAATACGGCGGAAGCTGGGCAGATTGGCAAACCAATTATTCAGATCAAATGACATTTGAAGAGTATCTTCAAGATGACAACCTAGTTAAAAAACCACACTTCTTAGATAGAAAAGCTGAAGGGGGAAGGATTGGGTTTAAAAAGAAAGGTTTTGTTGAAAGTAAGTTTAGTAAAAACACCCCAAGTGTATATGACAACCTTACTGAAGACATGAAAAATTATTATGAAGAAATTACAGGTACAAAATGGAATAAAAAAGATTGGGATGAAGGAAATTATAGAAGAATTAATAAAAGCAGAAAAGCAAAAGATGTAATTAAAAAAACTCAAGTAATGGACCCTTATTATAAAAAAGTAGGTTTTTTTAAACAGTTTGAAATTAATCAAAGAATGTTAGCAGATGAGGCTAAATTAGCTAAAAAAGGTTTTATTAGTGCGCGTAAATTAAATGAACTTTTAGGAAGACCTAATATTGAATCAAGTATTGATGATTTAAAAAGAGTCATTGATGGAGATAGAGTATCACCATGGTTAAATGAAAAAGAAGGGGTTGCTAAATGGAAAAAATCTAAAAACTTTAGTTTTATTGATAGAAAAATTGGTGGTCAAAAATTTTATAAAATGCCAAATGAAACAACTTTAAACAGTATGAAAAATTATTATAAAAACCAAGAATTTTTATCTGATTTTAAATATGGAAAAATAAAAAATCCAAGTATTAAAGGAGCAAAACTTTTTTATGACGATGAAACATTAATGAAAGCTTTAAAAGCTTGGTCTGGAAATACAAAAGAAATAGATCAAAATGCATTAAAAGTTTTAAACTCTGTTTTTGGAGCAGATAATTGGGCTGGTCCTAATGCAATTAAAAATTTAGGCAGAGCATTATCAGGAGAAATAAAAATAGAAGGAATTAAAGTTAATAAAGCGTTGGGTAAAAAGATTTTAGATGGAATGTCACGAACTGCTAATTCTGTTTATGGAGGATCAGCATGGGATCAAGCAGCATATAAATATGCAAAAAATAAAATGGATACGTTGTTTAAAAATAAAGGGTCTAAAACTTTTACACAACTTTATGATGAAACAGAAAAAATTTTAATAGATGTACTAGGCAAAAAAAGAGGACAAGTTGCAATTGATGAAGTACTCTCTTTAAGAACAGGACTTACTAATGATTCACAAGTTTATTCTGTGTTTTCTCAAGTCATAGATAAAAAAGTTAATGAGAATTTTAAAAAATCTTATGATGCCAACTTATCTAAAAATTTTAAAAAGATTAGAGAAGAAATTGCTAAAGGAGCTGAAGCTGATTTAGATAAAATAAAAGGATGGACCGATCAACAAAATATAAAACTAGCTGAAGCTAAAAAGAAATATCCAAATATTAAATTTGCAAACTTTGGTAAATTTGATGTTGAGACAGGAAAATTTGCTAAACCTCAAGATGTTTTTGGTAAATCAACATTTACTGAACTTCCAAGTGATATTCAAAAAAGAATTAGAAAAGATTATAGAACAAGTGGAGTAAGTGTAGATGTGGGAGG